TAAAATAATTTTAGCCCAACCTACATACTTGTCTGACTTGTCAAAAAAATTCAGGTCGCAATCATCAACAGTTTCAATATCTTTGATAACTTCCATGTAGTCCCTAGACTTATCTGTTGACCATTCCTCGCCATTGTTTACAGAGATAGAGTAACCCTTATCTATTGCATTTAAAACTATCCCCTTATAGCCATAGTAATAGCCTGACTCGTTGTTATCTTCATAAAGTGCTAGAACTTCTTTTAGTGTATATGTTTTCATGTTTAAACACTCCTATTAAAATTGTAAGGAAAAACATAATCTTTAAAAAAACTATGCTGAAGCCCAATATTTTCCATATCATATTGATTTATTAATTCATCTTTTAATACTTTTTCAGATAAATTAATAATCAAAGAGCCATCATCAACACATGAATCTAAAATGTATTTCCAATCCACAAGCATTTCCCACTGCCACCAATCTACTTTAATTTGATTAAACTTTAATATGCCTTGCACACTTTCATGTTTATACAAAGACCCACTGTAATCTTGAGTGCCTACAATAACAATTCTAATAGAACCATCATCATTAACATCTTGATACTCACTTGCAAAGAACAATTTTTGTATTACATCTCTGCATAATTCTTTTCTTGTTTTTTTCATAATATATTTTCCTTTTTAAATAGGGGGTGTTTAAACCCCCTGTTGATTAATTAGCTTTGGAGTGTTCCCAAATTATATTTGTTTCTTTTAATTTTGTTCTTATCCATTGATTTTGCTAATTGTTTATCTGCTTTAGAAATTTTTTTACCTGATTTTTTCATTTTTAAAACCTTTCCAATTTCATATGACATAATATATTTTCCTTTTATTAATTATTGTTAATTGCATATTGCATTAGTATCTGCAAATCTAAATTGTGTGGATTACCTTTTACTTCTTTTCTTGATAATCTTTTGATTGCTTCTACTTCTTCTTCTTCTCTATCAGAACATACTTTGTTTATAATTTCTTGTTTAAACAAGTCCATGATGTTTTCCTTTTGTTAAGTGCGAATTAGCACCATGTAGACATTGTTACATAAGTAAATAATAATGTCAACTATTAATTACAATTAAATTAAACAAGTATCACAAGTCTTTAGAGCTACCTCATAGTCATCTAATTGTTTAGGTTGTTTAAACCCTGTTGTTACAATCTTACAATCAGGTCTGTTCATAATGAACCACTCGGCTTCTTTCTTATGTTTAAACGCTTTGAGAGGCTCACCCCATAAATCATTAACAATATAGCTAAACATTGTTTAAACGCTAAAAAACGGCTTCATATAAGCCTCGTGGTGCGATTTAAATGAATGGGTTGACACTATACCATTCCCGTTTTTAAGAATTTCATCATGGTTATCTGATAAGCCTTATCGTTTTTCTGCTCTAAAGATAAGACCTTGTAATCAGGGTTCTCTTTGTTTTCATGCTCATCATCTAAAATTTCCTGATAAGTTTCATCATATAGTTTTTCTAAAACTTCATCATTATTCATCATCTTCTAACTCCACTTCTATTTCTATTTCTTCATCATCTAATTCAAAAAACTTTCCGTTGTAACCTAAACTAGATTCATCTTCATCACCAAAAAATTCGTTTGTTCCTTTATCCATTATTCAATCCCCCCTTGAAATTCTTTTTCTAAAAAATCATCAATGTCTTGAAAAATTCTATCTAATGTTGAGTCACTGATAACACTGCTATCTAATTTTAAATCTAAAACATTGCCATTATCCAACCTTACTGTTGTTGGTATATTTACATCTATATCATAGTCATAATTACTCATATTTGCTCTCCCATGATTCACCTTGCTCTTTTACTGAAATAATTTCCCAATCTAAACTTTGGTCAACTTCCCAATCTTCATTCTCTACTTTTTCAATCGCTTCATCTTTAGAATTGGCTTGGATAACTGCTACCTCACCAACCTCTCTTATTGCATAAAGTGTATATGTTTTCATGTTTAAACAGCCTCCTTTTTAATTGTAGTCCCAACTTTTTACACCACATACTTCTATAAGGTGGTCTTTATATGTTGGGTGGTTTTTTAAATCAAATATAATATCGTCTACTAAACGAGTTACATCTATGTAAACTCGCTTTCCATATTCTTCTACATCTTCTTCTTCATTAATGTAATCAATTACATCTATTGTAAAATAACTTTTATTACTCATTGCATTATCTCCTCTACTGATTCTTCTGAAAATCCTAGAACATCAATCGTATTGTCTAGGTGTTTAAACAACTTTACATCTCCGTGCCTGTTCAATACTTCTTCACCTGTTTCTTGGTCAACCTTTGCTAGTAAGTAACCAATCACTTGATACTCATACTCTTTATCACAATTCATTATTTTCCCCTTTTTCAAAATGAATTTTAATAAGCTCTTGTCTTATTTTTACATCCTTTGCACAATTATATGGAAAGATTTGATGCACCATCTCTAAAAATTCAATATTTTTTTCCATTCTCTCTAAAAATTCAATATCTTTTTCCTTTTTCTCATTCATCTTCATTCTCCTCGTATTTTTCAGTTATGTAATCATCAACAACTTGTGCTACTCCATTGTTATGAATATCTATTTCAACCTCGTTGTTGTCTTCGTCATACCCTACTATTTTCCATGCTGTTATTTTTAGCATAATTATTCTCCTATTAATTCTTCTTCTGATTCTAATTCTTTTTCTTTTGGCTTTCTAAACTCCTCAAGAAAATCTACCCATTCAACAACTACAGGTATATCTACCCATTTGCCATTTTCTAATACCTGTAGTATTGGCTTGTTGTCTATTGGTTTCTCATAATCTTCTACTCCATAACCATATTCTTCTTTCATACTCGGCGTTTTTTGTTGTAATATTCTTAATTTCATAATCACTCTCCTTTATTTAATGTAAAGACATGATGACATAATATATAAACAAATGTCAACCTTTTTTTTAATAAATTATAGACAAGCTCTAGACAACCTCTAGACAACCTCTAGACAACCTATATAACAGATAAGATAAGAATAGATAAGATTATATATATGGGTGTTGCTGATATTTATTTTTCAGACTTTACTTGACAATCTTTTTTGTTCATCATAAGATGACATCTCAATCAATTTACAAGGAATAAGAAATGGAAAAAATTACATTTGAATATCTGTTAGAAAATTTTAGAAATCAATCTGACATTGCAGACAAATTACAAATTAGCAGACAGGCAGTTTCAAAATGGTTTATAAACAAACAGATTCCAAAATTAAGACAATACGAAATCAAGGAGTATTTAACTAAAACTGTTTAAACGACATGGGAAAAATAATGTTTAAAATAAAAAATTGGGATAAGTTCCAACACTACAAACATAAAAATAAAATGTCGTGGTATAAAATGTATGGCGGAGATATTCTTAATGACCATACTTACATGGAATTATCAGAAACAGAAAAACTGTTTTTAAGAGAAGCATGGGATTTGGCTTCACAATTTAATGGAATATTACCTGACATGAAAACTTGTTCTTTTAGGTTAAGACAAGACGAAGAAAAACTAAAAAAAATATATGCTAGTTTAGAAGAAAAAAATTGGTTCTATAAAGTGACAGAGCAAGACTTAAAAAAAGAATCAATGCTTACAGTTTTAAAATCTGAAGTTGTAAAAGGCACTGCTGAACATTTTGAAAAATGGTGGGATTCATTACCCCAAAAAAGAAAAGTAAATAAGAAAGGTTGTTTAGAAAAATGGAAATCAAAAAAACTAGATAACATTTCAAAAAAAATTATTTCTTGGACTGCTACTATGAAAAAAACTAAAGATTGGTTAGAGGGATTTAATCCTAGCCCTGAAGTTATTATTAATCAAGAAAGGTGGAATGATAATCCTAAATCACCTACGCAAATAAGAGGTGCATTATGAAACTTGATGTTGGTAGCATTGTAGAGCAATTAACAATCAACAGAAAAACTTTACAAGAGGGTGGGTTCTATGAAGAAGAAACAGATTTTAAAGTAAAAACGACTGATATTTTAATTGATGATGTAAAAAATTATTATCGTAATGAAAAAAACTCTGGGTTCTCTTTAGGCTTTCAAAAAACTGATGAGGATAGTAATTTTCTTGTAAGGCGAGGGGAAGTAACAATCTTGACAGGCAGTTCTGGGTCAGGAAAAACGACCTTTTTATCACAGGTATTACTTAACTTGATGACCTATACAAATGTTTTAGTAGCTAGTATGGAGATGAGACCTGTAATACAGATAGCAAAAATGATTCAACAAACAGGTATCAAAGAAGCGAATGACCAACAGATAGAAGATTTTTGTAATCAATACAAAGAAAAGCTATGGTTATTTGATGCCAAAGGAACAACGACTGAAGATGATTTAGTAGCAAGTCTACACTTTGGAAAACAAATACACAATGTAGATGTTTTTGTGATAGACAGTCTGATGAAAGTAGATAGCATTGCTGAAGATGATTATGGAAGTCAGAAAAAGTTTATCAATAAAATTAGTTGTATTGCTAGAGACTTAAACATACATATCTTTTTGGTTGCTCATACTAAAAAATTAGCAGATGAAACAGTGATACCTGACGCTTCACATATTTTAGGTAGTAGTCATATTAGAAACTTAACAGATAACATTCTTTGCCTACATAGAAGAAAAGATATAGAACTAGCAAAATTGTTAGGAGAGTTAGAAAATGGAGATAACCCTTGCACCTCTTATTTAATGGTTCAGAAACAAAGAAATCATCCATTTGAAGGGACATTTTCTTTTTGGTTTAACAAGTTTAAACAGAGATTCTCGGAGAGACCATGCTAACTGCGAATGAGTTTATTAAAGCGTTTAAACAATGCTTTAAAGATGTTGAATATAAAGCAACAAGTAAAGATGGAAAAGTTTATAAGTCTAAAAATTGGGATAAAGTAAATAAAGATTTGACAAATAAAATTAACAGTAGTAAAGTATATTAACTTTTAAAAAGAAAGGAGAAATACAATGAGTAAATCAACAGA